GTTGTAAATTTTTAAATTGATATTTCGAATTCAATGAAATTCGATTATAATTGGTTTCGTCCATTTCAAAATAACGATTATAAATTGGATTGTAGTTTTGAAATTTAGAAATTGAAAACGGTTTGTATTCATTCTCTTGGTCTTGTTTATTGAGAACATATTGTTTTTCCAATTCTTCTAAATAAATTTCTCTTCTTTTGCAAAAATTAATTTGAAATAATTTTACTGGATTTCCTAAATCTGTCATACTAGTTTCTGTATATTTACTCATGAATATTTAAACAACTGTATTTTAACTTATTTTTACTAATGGAAAGGTCTTTATATCCTATTTTCACGTATATACGTTATCTTTTACACAATTAATTTATATTGATACATTATTAAATCAATAGTTTAGGAAAAATATGACGTTAGAATTAAAAAAATTTGATATGAGAGCCATTACTTTCAAACCGGATGAAAATAAAGGTCCAGTCATTGTTATGATTGGGCGTCGTGATACTGGTAAGTCTTATCTGGTAAGAGACTTATTATATCATCATCAAGATATTCCGATTGGCACTGTTATTTCTGGTACAGAAGCCGGAAACGGATTTTATGCAAGTCACGTCCCAAAATTGTTTATCCACGAAGAATATAATACAGTATTAATCGAGAACATTTTACGTCGTCAAAAAGCGGTGTTAAAACAGGTGAACAAAGAAATCGAAACGTATAAAAAAACGACGATAGACCCCCGCGCATTTGTCATTTTAGATGATTGTTTATATGACCAAACATGGACTCGTGATAAAATGATGCGTCTTCTTTTTATGAATGGTCGTCACTGGAAAGTCATGCTTATTATAACCATGCAATATCCATTGGGTATTCCACCTAATTTGAGAACAAACATTGATTATGTATTCATTTTAAGAGAACCTTACATGACAAATCGTAAAAGAATTTGGGAAAATTATGCTTCTATGTTCCCCACATTGGAATCGTTCAATGCGGTGATGGACCAAACCACGGAGAACTACGAATGTTTAGTCATAAATAACAATGCAAAATCGAATAAACTACAAGACCAAATATTTTGGTATAAAGCCGAAGGCCGACCCGATTTCAAGCTAGGTTCCAAAGAATTCTGGGAAATTTCGAAAAATATGGGTTCCGACGATGAAGATGAAGCATATGACCCAAGTAAATCGAAAAAGAAAAATAGTGGACCGGCAATAAACGTGAAAAAATCGAAATGGTAAATCGATAGTAATTAGATAATAATCATAACGAACGATTATTATATAATAATTATATTCATGCATTTATTCATTATCCATTTCCACTTGGATACTATCTGCACGCTGTTCATTATCTCTTTCAGCTTCTTTTGTTTCTTCTTGTTTCAATTTGGTTTCGCGAAGCATTTCATTACGAATATTGGTTGTCTCTACATCAGCAGCTTCACGTTCTTCAAAGTTAACTGTCTCGCGAACACCAACTAAATTGCCATCGTCATCCATAGTTTGGGTTAATACGTTTCCGGACTTTTCGGCTAATTTGATATTTTCTTCGATTGCCTTCTTTTTAGTATCCTTAATACGTTGTTCAAATTCTTGCTTTGCCTTGGTTTCATTTTTCAATTTTTCTTGGTGTAATTTGTTTAGTTCTTCTTCCATAAATTCAACGCGACCAGTCTTGTAAGCATCTGGGTCCCAGGGAATCCACATACCAACAGGTCCTACAAAAATATCATGATTTGGGTCATAATCGCGCAGCTTTTTGCATTGCATTTCGGCTTCTTCTTGGGTTGAAAATACACCTCTTACTTTTAAACCACGAACAGATGTTTGGAAAGCATTTTCACGTTGGAATTGAGTTGCCAGGCGGTCTTCATTCTTATCCATGAAATTATTGAAATCGTCATCGACCGATGACTCTTTTAGCTTAGTTTCTTCTTCCTTTGAAAACTCATTGAAGTCATTCATAACGTCTTCTACATTCAAATTGTATTTATATGATAAGAAATGGATGAAATCAAAGAATTTAGTCATAGATTTAGTAAAATCCCATTGTTTAAGAAAATGTTCAAACATGAACAATTCGCGTTTTTTTAGTATTTTTTCAGGTGAAATGAACGACATACATACAAATTTTTGTCCAGCAATTGGAGTATCCTCATCACATAAATCGATATATTTTGGATTTGGCTTTCCATTCTCTAAATTCTTTCTCTCAAAGTTTGCCATGATAATATTTATTTAGCAACAAATATGTTTAAGTATTTTTTGAATTAATATATTAATTTCTCTATATTTTTCTAATTTTTTTGTTAGTATTATTTATAATAGTCAGTATGACATTCGATTTAGCCGAATTAGTTAAGCGCATTATTAAGTATCTTATTGAAGGTCTTGCTGTTGCCGTTGTTGCAATGATTGTACCACGTAAAGCTCTTATGGTTGATGAAATCCTTATTATTGCATTAATTGCCGCCGCATCATTCAGTATTTTAGACACATTTGTTCCATCCATGGGATCATCCATGAGAGGAGGCGCTGGATTTAGTTTAGGCACAGGTTTAGTTGGCGGTATTAAACTAGCTTAAACATCGCGTTGAATATACAATAGTATTTTTGTAATTACTATTGTATTTTACAAATTTGTATAGTTCTCAAATAATTGGAATAATATTGTTTTTACAAATAATGTTATTAGTTGCATTTTTTCTATTATAATATGCAATATATATAATTATGAACTCATTTAACAGTTTTCATTCAAGTATTGTAAAAAAAGGCTTTATAGATAAAGTGTCATTTAACGATAGTTTATATGAAAATACAGGTTTATATGGAGAAATCGCATATAATATCATTGACGATTATTACTATGGAAACCCATATTGGTTCGATAATACTGCATATATAAATAAAACTGGATATATAAAAAATTTAGATAGTTTGCAAAGTGCAGTATTACCATTGGCTAAATTAATAGATAATACGTATACAATACCAACTTTATATAGTAAAGATTATTTTGGATGTCAATGGACTGGATATTTCAAATCAGATTATACTGGTGCTTGGATATTTTATTTAAATAGTGATGATTTATCACTGTTATGGATAGGAGATAATGCAATATATGGATACACGATTCCTAATCGAGTGATAACCGGAGGCTCAATAAATTTGATAAAAGGGAAATATTATCCAATCCGGATTCAATGGGGTGAATTAACTGGTCAATCTAGCTTTCAATTTTCATTTAGTAAAGACGGGGGTGTTACGATAATAACAGATTCGTCTATTTATTTGTATTCAGCAAAACCTAACTTATCTACGCTTATTGGTATGCCCGCAGTTTTTATAAAAACAACTCCTAATACTGTGGATTATTTATATGCACCAAAATTGTTTGCGCAATATTCAGAAAAAGGTTATCATGGTAATGATGTAGATTATGTCCAAAACAATGCTTTACATATAAATACACAAGGTGTACGATTTTCTAAGGGACCAGATTACATTGCGAACATAGGTAATATGACTGAACCATCAACTGTATTAAGTTTCACGATTCCTACTGCTGATGGAGTACATAACCTTTTTTCAATATTATATACTGGTTATTTTAAGGCAGATTTTACAGGTACATTTACATTTAATCAAAATACAGATGATGAAACGTATTTATGGATAGGCGATTATGCAATAAGTGGATATACAACATCAAATCGTTTAGTTTATTCATATGCTGGAAGTAACGGCACTGGTTCCATATATCTTGAAAATGGCAAATATTACCCGATTCGAATATTGTATGGACAGAATACAGGTTCTGGTTATCATAATTTATCATTTACGCGAAACGGTCAAACCATTACCAACTGGACTGGATATACATTCCATCCAATAACACCCATGGCAGGGTATCCAAAAATGTTCATAGACGATATTATTGTTATTGGTGCACATAGTCCAATAAGAACATATTTTACTAATTATATAATAAATGTGCCTACTGGGGTATCATTTGATACATATGCAGGAAATTATGCAGTAACATCTTCAAGTATATATTTTACTGATTCTTTTCTTACTTATAATTTATTTAAAGGTGATAATACATTAAGTGATAACGAATACACTACATTTTGGTCTTGTGGTAATGAAGGTGGTCCTTCATTTAAACCAATAACAAATACAGCATTAAACTATACACAAAGTCCATATAATGCTAGCACCGGAATTTATGTAGGAGGTGGTAATGCGTCTCTAAAATATTCAACTACATATTACACACGTAATAATGAGACAGCTATTGCAGAAGGCGAATGGGCGCAAATAATGGTTCCATATAATATGAAATTAACCAGTTACAGTAATCGTGCCAGATATACTAATTCTAGAATTCCTATACAATATGTAATATTAGGCTCAACCGATGGTTCATCGAATTGGTATGCACTTGATGAAGTTGCCATTGAAACATATGCAAGTTATGAGCCATTGAAAAAATACACAATAAATACTACTACATACCCATATGCAAACAACTATTATAATTTTTTTAGATATGTTATTAAAAAAACAGATACGCCATCAGCTGGAAATAGAATAATGGTAAATGAAAACCAATGGAATTTAGTTGGTATTAAAGAACCAATCAATCCCAACTATGTATACATTGGTGGTAAAAATAGTCCAATTAATTCATATTTCACGAATTATCTTGTAAATGTACCAACGGGTGCAGGTGTTGATAAATATGCAGGTTCTTACGAAATAACATCTTCAAGTTTTTATATTTCTACAATAGATACTGTCAATTATGCTGCGTATAATATTTTTAAAGGTAGTAATACATTATCTGTTGATGAATATCAACCTTCATGGGGCGCAGGCGGCGATGGGTATACTGCATTTAAACCAATAACAAAAGAATCTTTAAATTATACACAACCACCGTATGATGTTAATGGAAATTATATAGGAGGCGGTAATGCATCATATACATATTCAACACAATATTATACTACTGGTAACACAACTGCTACTATCAATGGTGAATGGGTGCAAATTAATGTTCCTTATAATATGCAATTATTAAGTTATAGTACTCGTTCCAGATTTACTAATTTTAGACTTCCTGTACAATATGCAATATTAGGTTCAAATGACGGTTCAACATGGTATGCATTGGATGTGGTTGATATTGGAAGTTGGGATAAATATATACCATTGAAAAAGTTTAATATAAATACTACTACATACTCATACGCAAACAACTATTATAGTTTTTTTAGATATGTAATTAAAAAAGTAGATTCATCGCCAAATGCACGCGTTACTGACAAATCATATGCACACGAAAATCAGTGGAATTTGGTGGGTATTAAAGAAACGCCAAATGCAAATGTAGGAAAAACAATTTATATAGGCGCAAATAGTCCAACTGGATTTACATCCTATTTTACATCAAGAAATGTTACAATTCCATCTAATTTTGTATCACCTGAATATGTAGGGGATTATAAAATACGCGAATCAAGTACTGCATCATCCACAGCAACCGGGGTGAACTTATTTTTGAATGATTCTACTAATGATGGTACTACATCTTATTACAAAATATGGCATTGTGGATATAGTGGTTTATCAAATGGATATCAGAATGCTTATGTAAATGACCAGGCAGTATTTTATGACAAACAACCATATGTTAATGTTACTGGGGCATATCAAGGTGCAACCGGATATTATTTTTTCACACCTTATTATACAACTGCAAATTCAACATATTCTTCATCAGGATTTGCAGGCGATTGGGTTCAAATTAAACTACCATTCAAAATTAGATTGACAGGATATTCACATAGAACGCGGTATTTGAATCCTGGAACTAATGGTAGAAATCCTGCAAAATATAAAATATTTGGTTCAAATGATGGAATAATATGGTACATTGTTGATGATCAAACAACCGCAACTACTACATTAAATACTATTAATATTAATACAAATACATATCCAGATGGAAAACATGGATATTACTATTTCCGTTGGGTAATAAATACATTAACTTTCGGAGAGGTTGTAAATGAAAATCAATGGAATTTAATCGGAGTGAGAACCACATAATCAAGATACTCATATACAAAATATAATAAAAAACAAATTTATTATATTTTTATAAATAATCCTTATAGTGTCCTTCCTTACACAGTCGGAATAATCCTTACACAGTCGGAATAATCCTTACACACTCGGAATAAATCCTTACACAGTCGGAAAAAATTCCCAATCTAAATCATTGCATACTTTTTTCCATATCATATCTTGTTCCAATTGTTTCTCCCGGTCTTTCATCATTGGAATATAAGGAAGATATTGGGTTTGGTCCAAAAGTACACACAATTGATACAAAGTATATGTATAATTGAAAAAATTCGTTCTATTTGCAGGA